CTTCCGAATGGCAGCGGCTTCGGGAGATCGTTCTTTCTCAGGAACCGCTTTGTCGATACTGCGCCAAGGCCGGACGGACGACCGCGGCCGAGGTGGTTGACCACATCAAGCCGCACAAGGGCAGCAAGGCGCTGTTCTTCGCTCTGAGCAACTTGCAGCCGCTCTGCTCGGACCACCACAACACCTCCAAGAAGTTCGAAGAGAGCCGCGGCTACAGCAACGAGATCGGGCTGGACGGCAGGCCGGTGGATCCGAGACACCCCGGGTACAATTGATGGCGATCAGAGGTCCAAAAATCAAAACCCCGTTCGTGCCGAAGCTGGTGACAGGCGGCCCCGGGCAGGCAGCCGTCGAGGAGACGGGCCCCGAGGAGATCGACGCCGGGTACGACAATGAGCTTCAGCCCCCGACCAAGCTCGGCCGGCGGCAGCAGGAACTGTGGGACACGCTGATCCGGAAGGCCCCGTGGCTGACGGAGTTCGACGTTCCGCGCGCATTCATGTGGGTGCACCTCCACACGCAGTTTGAGAAGGCCCCCAGCAAGATGGTGGCCGGAAAGATCGCCCAGTTGCGAGCACTGGGCTCTGAACTTGGGCTGGACCCTGCGTCCCGGGCCCGCATAGCTGGCGAACAAGGCAGTCGTGGCAAAGCAGACCCCGCCGACAAGTATTTCCGCAAGTGAGGATCCAGCAACCGCTTATGCACATGACGTGGTGCAGGGGAGGGTGGTTGCTGGGCCATACGTCAGGGCCGCGTGCAAGCGGCATCTTGATGACCTGAAGACTGGTGCCGAGAGGGGTCTGATCTGGGATGTGGCCAAGGCCAACCGGGTCATCGGCTTCTTCGCGGATGTCCTGACCGTCGAGGTCGAGGAGAAGGACGACTACGGCGAGGTTACAAGCCGGTCTGTCCCGTTCATTCTTCGGCCTTGGCAGTGCTTCGTTGTGGGGTCGCTGTTCGGGTGGGTGAACGAGGCGGGCTTCCGCCGCTTCCGCCGCGCCTACATCGAAGTGGGGAAAGGCGCGGGCAAGTCGCCCATGGCGGCCGGCATCGGGCACTACATGCTCACGGCGATGGGCAAGCTCCGCGCCGAAGTCTACTCTGCGGCGACCGACAAGGATCAGGCGTCCATTCTCTTCCGTGACGCGGTGGAGATGTGGCAGCGCTCACCGAACCTGAGGAAGCGCCTGCACCCGTCCGGCCAGAACCCGGTGTGGCAGCTTACGAACCTCGACACGTCATCGTTCTTCAAGCCGATCTCTTCCGAGAAGAAAGGCAAGTCCGGTATCCGACCCTACTGCGCTCTGATTGACGAGGTCCATGAGCACGCGGACAACTCGGTCATCGAAATGATGCGCGCGGGCACGAAGGGCAACAAGGAAGCCCTGATCTTCGAAATCACGAACTCGGGCTTCGACAAGAAGTCGGTCTGCGGTCAGGAGCACGACTACAGCGTCGAAGTGGTGACGGGCGTCAAGGAGAACGACTCTTGGTTCGCCTATGTCTGCTCCTGCGATGAGGGCGAGGATCCGTTTGAGGACGAGTCCTGCTGGGTGAAGGCCAACCCCAATCTTGGTGTGTCCATCCAGCCTGAGTACATCAGGGAACAAGTGCTTGAAGCGAAGGGTATGCCGTCCAAAGAAGGCTTGGTCCGCAGGCTCAATTTCTGCCAATGGACCGAAAGCGAGAATTCGGCAATTCCGCGGAAAATCTGGCAACAATGCAAGGGCGAAGTCGATCCCGAAGAGTTGTGTGCCAAGTACGGCCGTCCCTTCGGAGGTCTTGACCTCTCCAGAACCCGAGACCTTTCAGCCTTCACCCTGACGTGGCTGATCGACAAGACGCCTGACAAGTGGCGTTTCGCGTCGAAGACGTGGTTCTGGACGCCGAAGGACACACTGGCCGAGCGCGCGAAACGTGACCGCGCGCCGTATGTCGAGTGGGAGAAGGCCGGCCACCTTGAAGCAGTTCCCGGGCAGCGCATCTCCTACAAATGGATTGCTGATGCTTTGGCCGGGCTGTGTGTGCGTTACGACCCGCAAATCATCGGTTGCGACCAGTACGGTCTCGAAAATCTGAACGAGCAGTTGTCGGAAATCGGCACGAAGCTGCCGTGTGTCGTTCATCCTCAAGGCTTCAATCGCCGGGTGATCGAAAAGAAGGACGAACAAGCGTTGCTGGGCGGCACGGGCGCAGATGAGATCGCGCTCTGGATGCCGGACAGCATCAACAAGGTGGAAGCCGCACTGCTTGAGCAGCGCATCACGGTGGATCCCAATCCCGTGATGGAGATGTGCTCGGCGGCCGTTGTCTACGAACAGAACCGAACCGGCCACCGCATGTTCGCCAAGGACAAGGCGGTGAGCAGGATCGACGGCATGGTTTCACTGGCGATGTCGGTGGGTATGGCCACGCTGCCGGCCGCGCCGAAGAAACAGTACCAGATGCTGATCATAGGGTGAGCACGATGAACAGAGCCTACTCAATCGTCCAGTTCAAGTCGTACGACGAGGACAAGCGCACGATCACCGGCATGGCAACCACGCCGTCGCCTGATCGCATGGATGACATTGTCGAGCCGATGGGTGCGGAATACAAGCTCCCGATCCCGCTTCTCTGGCAGCACGATGCCTCGCAGCCGATCGGCCATGTCACGAAGGCAAAGGTGACGGCGAAGGGCATTGAGATCACTGCCACGATCGCAAAGGTCGATGAGCCCGGGACGCTGAAGGAACGGCTGGACGAGGCTTGGCAAAGCATCAAGTCCGGACTCGTTCAGGGCCTGAGCATCGGTTTTAAGGGGCTGGAGACAGCCCGCATTGAAGGCAGCTACGGCATCCGCTTCCTCAAGTGGTCGTGGCTTGAACTCTCGGCGGTGACGATTCCCGCAAATGCAGAGGCGTCCATTACCTCCATCAAATCCATCGATTCCGCACTGCTGGCCGCGTCAGGCCGAAAGCTGGGCGGCGATAATCCCGGCGTTTCGGGAAAACCCGGCCACCTTCCGGTGGTCAAATCCAACCCCGAACAAGGGAAATCTGCAATGAAGACGATCGCAGACCAGATCAAGTCCTTCGAAGAGTCTCGCACTCTCAAGGCGACCGAGATGGCCGACATCATGGAGAAGTCGGCTGAGACCGGTGAAACCCTCGACGCCGAGCAGGCCGAGCGGTACGACACGCTGGAGACCGAGGTGAAGGCCATCGACGCCCACCTGAAGCGCCTGCGCGCCGCGGAGGCCATTCAGGCCGCTCAGGCCAAGGCCGTTTCTCCGGAAGTCGCAAAGGCCGGCACGGCCCGCGTTCCTGCCATGCACACCATGGTCAAGTCCGCTCCCAAGGCGGATCCCGGTGTTCGCTTCGCCCGCGTGGTGAAGTGCCTCGGCATGGCTCAGGGCAACTGGGTCGGTGCAGTGGAAGTCGCCAAGCAGGTCTATGGCGAGCGTGACCCCGGCATCGTCAACACCATCAAGGCCAACGTGACCGCGGGCTCGACGCTCACGGGTAGCTGGGCTGAGAATCTGGTCGGTGACGAGACCTCGGCGTTCGCGGACTTCGTGGAATTCCTGCGCCCGATGACCATCCTTGGTCGCTTCGGCACCGCTGGCATTCCGAGCCTGCGCCGCATCCCGTTCCGTGTCGCGCTGGTCGGTCAGACCAACGGTGGCGCTGGCTACTGGGTTGGTGAAGGCAAGCCCAAGCCGCTGACGGCGATGGACTTCAGCCGCACCACTCTGGAGCCGCTGAAGGTCGCCAACATCGCGGTGCTGACCATGGAAGTCCTCCGTGACTCCAGCCCGTCTGCCGAACTGCTGGTCCGTGACCAGCTTGCCGCGGCACTCGGCGCTCGCATGGACTCGGACTTCATCGATCCGGCGAAGTCGGCCTCGGCCGGCGTCTCCCCGGCGTCGATCCTGAACGGCATCTCCGCGATCCCGTCCACGGGCAACACCGCCGACGCCATCCGCGAGGATGTCCGTTCGGTCTTCGCCGCGTTCATCGCCGCGAACAACGCCCCCACCTCGGGCGTCTGGGTGATGTCGTCCACCACCGCGCTAGGCCTCTCCATGCTGGTCAATGCCCTTGGCCAGCCGGAATTCCCCGGCATCACCATGATGGGCGGCACCTTCGCCGGCCTTCCGGTGATCACCTCCGAGTTCATGCCCACCGTTTCCGGCGGCTCCTATGTCGCACTGGTGAACGCGCAGGACATCTACATCGGTGACGAGGGTGGCCTGACGGTCGATATGAGCACGGAGGCCAGCCTCCAGATGCTCGACAATCCGACCAACGACACCGTGACGCCCACGGCGACCACGATGGTCTCGATGTTCCAGACGAACTCGGTGGCCTTCCGCGCCGAGCGCACCATCAACTGGGCTCGCCGCCGCGCTTCCGCGGTTGCGTACCTCAGCGCGGTGAACTGGGGTCAGGCCTAATCTAGCCTGAACTAAACTGACGCCCGCGGCCGAAAGGTCGCGGGCGCTTTCCTGCATCTGAAAGGGCCCTGCAATGGCAAAAGTCAAATTCCTCGTCGGTGGGCAAGTGAAGGAGTTTCCGGATCGTGTGGCCGAGCTTCTGATCAAGGCCAAGAAATGCGTTCCGTATGAAGAGTCGGCTGCGGCCGCTCCGGTCGTCGCCGCTGAAACCGCCTCTCCTGTGAATTCCTCCGCGGTCGAGCAGAGCGCTCCCGCTGAAGCTCAGCCTGTCGCTGCGGCCGAGATTTTCCCGCAAGTCGCCCCTCCGTCCCTTCTGGACAATGAGGAAGTGGTGCGGCCCAAGCGCCAGTACCGCCGCCGCAACATGACGGCTGAAGACACCGAGTAAGCCGCCATCGTCCACCCCTTCCTTCTCACGGAGTAAAGCGTATGCGGCTCTTCGGCTTCGACATCACGCGCCCCTCGCCTGCTCCGACCGAAAAGGGCTTGTCCCCGATCGGCAACGAGCGCGGCGGCTGGTTCCGCGTGCTGGAAAGTTTCTCTGGCGCTTGGCAGGCCAACGTCGAGGTCAATTATGACTCGATCGTAACAAACAATGCGGTCTACGCCTGTGCCACGCTCATCGCTTCGGACATCGCCAAGCTTCGCGTGAAGCTGGTCGAGAAGAGCGCCAGCGGCATCTGGAACGAGACCAGCAACCCGGCCTATTCGCCGGTCCTGCGGAAGCCCAATCCCTTCCAGACCCGGATCCAGTTCTGGGAGACGTACTTCCTGTCCAAGTTGCTGCGGGGCAACACCTACGTCCTGAAGCAGCGCGACGGCCGCGGCGTGGTCACGGCGATGTACGTTCTGGACTCTGCCCCGGGCAAGGTGAAGCCGCTGGTTTCGACCGAAGGCGCGGTGTTCTACGAACTGGCGCAGGACAACATCTCGGGCGTCGAGAGCACGATTGTGGTGCCCGCGCGCGAAATCATCCACGACCGCTTCAACTGCATCTACCACCCGCTGGTAGGCAACTCCCCGATTTTCGCGGCAGGCCTCGCCGCCACGCAGGGCATTCGCATCCAGAATGATGCCGTGTCCTTCTTCGGCAACAAGTCCCGGCCGGGCGGCATCCTCACAGCGCCGGGCGCGATCAGCAACGACATCGCTACCCGCCTGAAGGAATACTGGGACACGAACTTCTCGGGCGAGAATGCGGGCAAGGTCGCTGTTCTGGGCGACGGCATGAGCTTCGCTCCCATCCGCATGACGGCCACGGACGCGCAGCTTATCGAACAGTTGAAGTGGTCGAACGAGACCGTGGCTTCGGTGTTCCATGTGCCGGCCTACAAGATTGGCGTCGGTGCGATGCCGACCTACAACAACATCCAAGCGCTCAACGTCGAGTATTACTCGCAGGCGCTCCAGCGCCTGATCGAAGATGCCGAGGTGTGTCTGGACGAGGGCCTTGGGCTTTCGGAGAGCGTCGGCACCGAATTCGACCTCGACGGCCTGCTTCGCATGGACTCGGTCACGCAGATCTCGGTCCTCAAGGAAGCCGTTGGCGCTGGCGTGATGTCGCCCAACGAGGCCCGCGCCAAAGTCGATCTCCCGCCGACCGCTGGTGGCGAGACGCCGTACCTTCAGGAGCAGAACTACTCGCTGGCCGCCTTGGCCAAGAGAGACGCATTGGCTGATCCCTTCAACCGGGCAGCGCCCGCCCCGGTGCCGCAGGCTCAAGATGATGAGGACGAGGACGAGGACGAAGAGTCCGATGACGACTCGTCTGTCGTGGCAGCCAATGACAACACCGAACGGCAGATGATGGCGGCGCTGCTCGAAATCAGGAAGGGCTTGGTCTGATGGATGGAAAGCAGTTCGGTTCGGACGTTGTAGAGGTCGTTCGCAGCTTCATGGAGCGCTCCATGGCTGCGGTTTCAGGCCGCCTTGATGCCTTGGAGAAGCGTCTGGACACGCTGCCGGTCCCCAAGGACGGCAAGGATGCTGACCTTGAAGAGACGGCAGGGCTCGCCGCGGCCCGCCTGACGCCCGCGCTGGACGAGATCCGCAAGGAGATCGAAGCCCTGCGGACGCCGCCGGACCTGAGCGCGCTGCTCCCTGCGATCAACCAGTCGATCGATGCCGGCATCTCCAAGGCCGTGAGCGCGATCCCCCCGGCCAAGGACGGTGAGCCCGGCAAGTCCGTGACCGTCGAAGAACTGACGCCCGTCATCGACACGCTCGTTGAAAAGCGCTTCTCCAGCCTGACCATTCGGGACGGCATAGACGGCGTCGGTCTGGCTGGAGCCATCATCGATCGTGACAACAACTTGGTGATCACGCTCACCGATGGCACGGCCAAGAACCTTGGCCCGGTGTGCGGCCGCGATGGCACCTCCGTGACCGTCGAACAGGTTGCCCCCATGATCACCGCGGAAGTCCAGAAAGCGGTTGCTGCGCTGCCGCCCGCGCCTGCTGGCGAACCGGGCAAGTCAGTTGACCGGGCCGAAGTCGAGCAGATGGTCGGTCAGGTCGTTGCCGAAGCGGTGGCGACCGCCATCGCCGCGCTGCCTGAGCCCGCTCCGAGCGAGCCGGTCAAGTCCGTCACGGTCGAGGAGATCACGCCGCTGGTGCTGGCCGAGGTTGGCCGCCTGATCGCAGAGATCCCGGTGCCGCAAGACGGCAAGTCCGTCACGGTCGAGGAAGTGGCTCCCATGGTCGCTGCCGAGGTCGCAAAGGCCGTTTCTGCCATCCCGGTGCCTAAGGACGGCGTTGGTCTGGCCGATGCCTTCATCGACCGCGACTCCAACCTGATCCTCACGCTCACCAACGGCACTGCCAAGGCTCTGGGCAGGGTGGTGGGCAAGGATGGCGAGGACGCTGTCAGCGCGGATCCCGAAGCGATCGACATTCCCGACGATCTGAACGAGCGCATCGCCAAGGCCGTGCGCCTGATGGCCGAGACCCCGGCCGTGCAGATCGCGGCGGCTGCCACCTATCGTGAGCGCGAGTATGCGCCCCCGGTCAGCACGCAGCCGGCGGTCCATGTCCACATGCCCGAGATCAAGGAGATGAAGGTCTCCATGCAGGCCGAGATCCCGCCGCAGCAGATCACGGTCCAGAACCAGCTTCCGCCGCCCCGCAAGACGCGGACAATCGTTGAAGAGCACGATGCCCGCGGCCGCGTGAAGAAGTTCCGTCAGGAAGAAATCGACGGATGACCTTCATCGCAGACCGGATCTTCGACCTTGGTCTGGCGGTCCTGACGGATGAGGCCGACACGCTTCATCTCTGCACCAACTCGCCTGAGGACTATGAGCAGGCGGCAGACTATTCGATGGGTTTCAAGCTGGCTCCGCGCATAAGCAGCCCGGAAGCTGGAGAGTCATTCACTGGCCGTCAGGTTACGATCGGTCCCGTGACTGAGGGCCAAATCACCCGAAGTGGTGAGGCCATGTTCTGGGCTCTTGTGGACAGCGCAAGTGGCCGACTGCTGGCGGCGGGTCCGCTGGCAACTCCCAAGAAGATGAGCGACGGCAATTTCTTCGAACTGCCAGAGTTCATCGTCGGAATCCCGTCCTACTAATCTTCCACTGAAGGAGACAGAGAATGTCTATTTCCAACACCACCGAGAGCGCAATCCTCAGGCTTGTCTACAACGCGACGGCGTGGGCAAACTATGCCGACAACGCCGCGACCTCGCCGGAAACCAACATCGTGGTCGGTCTGCACACTGGCGACCCGACCGATACCGGCAATATGTCGAGCAGCGAAGTGGGCTACACCTCGTATGCCCGCGTCAACGTGGCTCGCACCACGGGCGGTTGGACGGAGTCCAGCGGTTCGGTGTCGCCCGTCGCCAACATCGACTTCCCGGCTGGTACGGGCGGCTCGGGTACGGTCACGCACTTCTCGACCGGCAAGTCCGGCGGCGGCTCGGCTGCGATCCTCTGGAAGGGCACGGTCACGCCGAACATCGTGTGCGGCAACGGTGTGACCCCGCGCCTGACCACCGCCACCACCATCACGCTGGATTGAGGTCTGTCACATGGTGAAAGTCACCCCGCAGATCGCGTCCGCGGCTGGCATTGCCGTGGGCGGCAACAGCGATGTGTCTCACGCCGTCAGGGAGGCGATGGAAGACGCGCTGACCGATGGACTCAGCCGGCACCTCTCGCCTGAAGAGACCAAGGCCAAGATGCAGGAGGCGCGCTACAACGCAAAGCCCCCGGAGGCCCGATGAGAGAGGGCACGGCCCACGGTGCCGAGTTCCGACGCTGTCTTGTAGAACTCGACGTGAAGGGGATCATGTCCTTGTGGCGTCACGTTGCTCCCAATCTTGCAGAACAGTCACCGGGCGAGGCGTTGGTCTCCATGCACATCGCCCGGTGCGAGATGAAGTCGCTTCCCAAGCGTCTGCGCGATTACAGCGTCAGTTGGCTTGCCGACCACGGCTACACCAACGTCGATGGCAAGTGGATCTCAGGCCCGAGGCCGCTTGAGGTTGTCGCGAGCAGCGTCGGGATCTCGGTCAAGTCGAGCGATCCGCGCGTGGCAAATCGCATTCACGATGCGATGAAAGATGCTCTCGACAACGCCATCGCAAAGGGCATCACTGAACCGCCTATGCAGAAGGAAGCGATGCTCAAGGCGCGAGCCAAGCAGCGTTTCAAGATGCGGATGGCATGACAAAGAGGGACTGAAATGGCTACTCTTCAACTCAACGTCACCATCGCAGATGCAGACATGCCGCGCGTGCTTGCGGCGTGCAAGGATACGTTCAACAACCCGAATATGGTTGAGGCAGAGGTGTCCGAGGTGCTGCGCCAGCACGGCATCGGCCTGATCCAAGGCATGATCCACAACTACGAGCGCAAGGTGGCGATTGCTGAGGCAGAGGCGCTCGATCCGCAGATCACGGTGACGTAATGGCTGACAACGTAGGCTACACTCCCGGCACTGGCGAGACGATTGCCACTGACGATGTCGGTGGCATCCATTTCCAGAAGATCAAGCTGTACTCCAGCACGGACGGCACCGAGGCTCCGCTCACGCACGCCGAGGATGACGCGCATGATTCCTCCGAGCATGGCATCATGGGGCTGGCTGTTCGCACTGACGCGCCAGCAAACAGGTCCGGTACGGACGGCGACTATGAGCCGCTGCAAGTGTCCGGCGGTCGCCTCTGGGTGTCGCCGCTTGGCTTCCCGGTCACGGTGCAGACCGACATCACGCGCCCTGCTGACACCACTCAGTACGCTCTGCTCGACGCCATTTCCAACAGCACAACTGCGCCGACCGCTGGTGGCTTCACTCTGACGGGTGCCGCGAGGAGGTCGGGCGGCTCCGGCATCATCACGGACATCACGATTGCCTCTTCCGCCGACCCGACAGTAAAGCTGGCTGCTGAGCTTTTCATCTTCAATCAGGCGGTGACAAACGTCAACGACAACACCGCCTTTGCGGTCAGCGACACGGAAATCAAGTCGCTGATCGGCGTGGTGCCGTTTGTGATGTTCGACGCTGGCAACAACCAGTTCGCTCAGGTTACTGGCCTCAACATGCTCTTCACTTGCGTCGGCAGTGCCAACTTGCGCTTCCTCTTGCGCGCTCGCAATACCTACACACCAGCAAGCGGCGAGGTCTTCACCGTCACCGCCAAAATCCTCCAGTTGGATTGAGCCAGTGCTGCTTCCCGCGCATGAGTTGCTGCTGACGCCTCGGCGTCCGTTCGTCGAGCTTCTCGACACGCGCGACAGTTCTAATAACCCCTCTACGACCTACACCTTTGGCAACATGCGTTTGGGCAGCTTGGGATGCTCGCCCACGTCGATTCTAAACATCGACGCTGCTGAATTTCCGCAGTCTCGCACGCGGAAATACATTCTCGTCATCGTTCACAGCAAAGACGATGCAACGTCCTTTTCGGCAACCACTTGCACGATTGGCGGCGTGGGCGGGATAAGGGTAGCCGAAGGCGCCGGTCTGGTCGCTCTTGCTAACGTCTCTATGTTTCTGTTCGGAACTAACCTGCTTCAAAACATCACCAACACTGATGTTGCGGTGACGTTTGGCGAGGCTATTACTGGTGCCGCTGTCGCAATAGTTGGTGTGGACAACGTCAAGAACATGGCCGCTGCTCCGGTGGACTCAGGCACCGCAACGAACGACGGCACGTTCTCGTTGGCCCTGACGCTTGAAGAGTCCTACTACAATCAGCTCATGCTGATGATTACGACTTGCCTCGCAACGTCGGGCTCGCCTGAGTCGGTATCGTACAGCCTTGTCGGGGGAGGGTTTTATCCGCTCGATCCGCTGTACGAAGTGAACGGCAATGGCTTTTCTTTTGCCGCCGCGTGGAGTTGGCAACCCTGTTACCCCGGCGGTGCGGCAACGGCGAGCTACATCACTGCTGGCGCGACATGGAGCGGCGCAGCAAACAACCGAACCATCGGGCTGATCTTCTAGTAAAGCGAGACTGACATGCTGCTGATACTGCTTCAAAGCCAGAGCGCGAGCGGTGTCTCGTCAGCAGTTGGTGCAGCCAGCGCATCGGGCGCAGCTTCGGCTGTCGGCACTGGCATCGTCGCAGCAGTCGGCACGGCCAACGCTTCGGGTGCCGCAACTGCCACAGGCGCATCGACCAACAGCGCAGTTGGCGCGTCGAGCGGGAGCGGTGCCGCATCGGCTGTTGGCTCTGCGATCTTCGCAGCGGTTGGCTCGGCCAACGGCACTGGTGCCGCTGCCGGGACGGGTGCGGCAGTATTCAGCGCCGCAGGAGCTTCGAGCGGAACAGGTGCCGCGTCGGCAGTCGGTGCAGCCTTCTTCGCGGCTGTCGGCTCAGCAACGGCGAGCGGCGCGGCCAGCGCAGTGGGTGCTGCCTCTGGCGCTGGCGCGGGTGCCGCCTCTGGCTCGGGCGCGGGTGCCGCAGTCGGCACTGGCATCGTGTCGGCGGTTGGGTCCGCGACCGCCACCGGGGCAGCGAGCGCGGCAGGGTCTTCGGTCGCCGGGGCCCAAGGCTCTTCCGCTGGCTCTGGCACGGCATCCTCGGTTGGCACGGCCGTCACCGCAGCCGTGGGCACGGCGACCGCCACCGGGGCCGCTCAGGCCACCGCCAGCCCGATTGGCGCGGGGCAGGGTGCCGCCAGCGGCTCGGGCGCAGCCAGCGCCACTGGCACCGCCATCGTTGAAGCAGTCGGCTCTGCCAACGCATCGGGCGCTGGGTCTGGAAGCTACGCGAACACGGTTTCTGGCGACGGCTCGGCGTCTGGTCAGGGCGCTGCCAGCGCTACGGGTGCTTCGTTTGCCGCAGGCGCTGGTTCTGCGGCTGGCTCGGGCGCGGCTGAAGGCGCTGGCGCAGTCATTGCGGCTGGAGTCGGCGTTGCCA